CAGAAGCAAGCGATTGCAATCGCGCTCTCGAGCGCTCGCAAAGCGAAGCAAGCGGCTGGAAAACCCGTCGGCAAACTGAAAAAATGACTGATTTCCCCATCATGGTGTACCGCTCGCCAGGCAAAAGCCCTGCGCGATATGGCACCTACGACTACTGCGGCGTCGAATCCCAAGAAGAACTCGATGAAGCCCTCTCCTTGGGCTGGAGTTTGACTGTTGAAGAGGCGGTGGACGTCTATAACAAGGCCGTGGAGGACGCTGTAAGGCTCAAGAACGAGCCCAAAGTGAAGATTGTGGTCAGCGAGCCCGAATCCGAGGCTGCGCCTGCTCTTGAGGCTGCTGGAGAGCCGGTTTTGCTGGCTGAAGAAGACGAAGAAGACGAAAAACCGCGCCGCAAGCGCAAATAACCGCATGGGATACACTAAACGCCAGTTCGTTGAGGCCGCTTTTGAGGAACTCGGGTTGGCGTCTTATGTGTTTGACCTCACGCCCGACGAGCTTCAGTCAGCGGTGCGCCGGTTGGACGCAATGGTGGCGCAGTGGTACGCGAAAGCCATCCAGATTGGCTACCCTTTGACCAACTCGCCTGACAACGCTGACCTCGACACGCAGACCAATGTGCCGCTAACAGCCAACGAGGCGGTCATCTTGAATCTGGCGATGCGTATCGCCCCTCAGTACGGCAAAGCGCCTTCGCCTGACACCAAGACAGGCGCGATTGCTGGCTATCAGACGCTCCTCATGCAGAGCGCCAACGTCCTCCAGCAGCAGTACCCTTCGCAGATGCCTTCTGGCGCTGGCAACAAGGATGTGGATTGGCCGTTCTTGCCGGTTCCGTCTCTTGGCCCCATCGAGCAACAACCCAACGGTCAGCTTCTCTTTCTCTAACATGGCTATTCAAAATCTCGATAACGTCGACAGCATCAGCCCCTCGACGTTGTTTGCTGTCAACCAGAACGGGCTCGACTACAACTGCACCGCAGCGGTGGTGGCTGACTTCATTGAGCAGAACGTCACGGTCAACGATGGCAAGGTCATCCAGTACTCCTCGCCGATTAGCGGCTCGACGGTCGCCATCAGCGGCACGAACAACAGCGTGTGGCTGGTGCTTACTCCCATTAGCACAGTGGCCTCGCTGACGATCCTGCTCCCGCAGGTCTCGGGGTGCGTGGCAAACCAAGAGATTCTCATCAACACCACCCAGACAATCACCGCTTTGACGGTGAACCTGAACGGTGCGGTCGGAGGCGGCGTTCCGACGACTCTCGCGGCAAACGGCTTCTTCACACTCCGGTTCGAGCCGGTCATCCAAAAATGGTATCGCGTAGGCTAATATGACACTCCCATTCAATCCCTCTTACGGCAGCGGACAAACCCAGTCAGCAACTGGAACATCCGCCCAGTACAGCATCCGCTCTGGAACCCGCAGTATCTGTGTGACCAACACCGGTTCAACCAATCCGGTGTTTGTCCGCATCGGGCAGGGCACGATTACCGCAACGACCGCTGACTACATCGTCATGCCGAGCAGCCAAGTGTCCCTTGGGAAGTTCGAGGACGATAACGTCATTGCAATCATCTCGCCTTCCGGAACGACGGTTAACTTCATCTGCGGCGCTGGCCTGTGATTCGTTACCTCTCAAGACGACGCTCGAAGACGCCTGCGGGGCCAACGGTGACCCCGCCAGGGCCTCCTCCCGCTGCGTCGTTTTACCTGCGCCCTGGTGGCGGAACGAACTACTATCGCCGGCCAGGCGGCGTTGACCGGTACATCAGACCCTAAAGCATATGCCTGACATTACAGTATCCTCTGACATCGACTCCTTCATGCAGTCTGCCAACCGGCAGGCCGCGATGGACAACCTCGCCGGCGCAACGACCTCCGGTCAGTACCTTCGCGGGAACGGATCGGACGTTGTTATGTCGGCAATCCAAGCTGCTGACGTTCCAACGCTCAACCAGAACACCACCGGCACGGCGGCTGGTCTGTCCGCAACGCTGGCTGAGACGTCTGGTGGTACAGGGAAGACCAGCTACACGAACGGTCAGCTTCTCATCGGCAACGCCGCAGGCGGCCTCACGAAGGCTACTTTGACGGCAGGCTCGAACGTGACGGTGACGAACGGGGACGGGGCGATTACGATTGCGGCCACCGGCGGGAGCGCAACGCCAACAGACGTGCAGGTGTTCACCTCCAGCGGGACTTGGACGAAGCCAGCGGGGGCGGTGTCGATAGATTTGTTTGTTGTTTCAGCCGGAGGTGGCGGGGCTTCTGGAAGAAAAGGCGGGGCTGGGTCAGCGGCTCCAGGGGGAGGCGGTGGTGGAGGCGGCTCGTTTACCATGCGGTCTTTTCAAGCGTCTCTGCTTGGAGCAACTGAAACTGTAACGGTAGGCGCAGGAGGAAGCGGAGGGGCTTCCGTAACGTCAAACGCAAGCAATGGGAACTCAGGCGGTGCTGGAGGAAACTCATCGTTTGGAAGCTGGGTCGCTGTCGCTGGCGGTGGCGGTGCTGGAGTTGTAACGACGGCATCTGGACCTGGCGGATCATCTGCTTCAGCTCGCGCAATGTTTCAAGGTGGCAGCGGAAGTGCTGGCGGAACTGGAGCGGGAGTGGCTGGCGTTAACTCTGTTGCAGCGGCAGGCGGAGGAGGTTCTGGCGGTGGACTTGCAGCAACAACTCCCGCAGCAGCAGCAGGGGGGGCTGGTGGCGTTGCCTTGGCAGCATTTATTACTGGCGGGCAAGCGGCAGCAGGAGCAAGCGGTGGCGGCAACGGAGGAACAGGTCCAAACGTAACAACAAACACCGCCATACCATCAAGTGGAGGCGGAGGTGGAGGATCATCGATTACAGCAACAAATGGCGGCAATGGAGGAAACGGTGGTTTTTACGGAGGCGGAGGTGGTGGAGGCGCGGCTGGCCTTGATGCAACCAACAATTCTGGCGCAGGCGGAAATGGAGCAGATGGTATTGTTATCGTAATAACCTACTTCTAAACAATGAGATACGCAATCGTTGATGACGCGAGCAAGGTCGTTTTGAACATCATCATCTGGGATGGCACAAGCCCGTACACGCCGCCAGCCGGCACGACGCTTGTGAACGTCGACGGTATCCCATGCGACATCGGTTGGATTGAGCAACCAGACGGCAGCTTCGCCCCTCCTCCTGAAGAGTCCAATGGCTAAGAAACAAGTCAACCTCTCGGTCTCTCGCGGCGAGAAGCTCCCAGTGTCTCAAGGTGCTGGGCTCACCGCGAAAGGCCGTGCAAAGTACAACCGCGCCACAGGCTCGAACCTGAAGGCTCCAGCACCCAACCCCAAGACGAAGGCAGACGAGGGCCGCAAGGCGTCGTTCTGTGCGCGTATGAGCGGGATGCCTGGGCCCATGAAAGACGAGAAAGGTCGCCCCACCCGCAAAGCTGCTTCACTCAAACGCTGGAACTGCAAATGAAAAAAGGACTCTACGCCAACATCCACGCCAAACGCGAACGCATCGAAGCCGGTAGCAAGGAGCGTATGCGCAAACCAGGCTCCAAGGGCGCCCCGACCGCTGCTGCATTCAAAGCTTCTGCCAAGACCGCCAAGAAGAAGTAATGCAAGTTCCACTGCTCAGCGGTATCTACACGGACGGGGCCGGCGACTTTCGCCGCAGCTACCCGCGCAACTTGGTGCCCGTCGTTCAGCCATCTGGCTTGAGCGAGGGCTACCTGAGACCGGCTGACGGGATTAAACAGTTCGCGGTAGGCCCTGGGGTTGACCGTGGCGGCATTGAGTGGAACAACGTGCTCTACCGCGTGATGGGCACGAAGCTCGTCTCGGTGAGCTCGCTGGGGAACGTGGTAGTGCTCGCGGATGTGGGCGGCAGTGGTCAGGTGACGCTTGACTACTCGGAGACGCTGCTGGCGATTCTCTCCAGCGGCGTGCTGTACTACTGGGATGGCTCAACGCTCACCAGCCTCACGCCTGACCCTGCCATGGGGCCAATCACGGACTTCTGCTGGGTGGATGGGTACTTCTTTCTGACGGACGGATTCTTCATCGCTACGACGAACTTGGTCAACCCGACCATCGTTCAGGCCAAGGCGACATCCGAAGCCGATCCAGACCCCATCATCTCGATTCAGAAGTTCCGGAACGAGGTCTATGCGATTAACCGACATACCATTGAGCTCTTCAACAACGTCGGTGGAGACATCCTATCCTTCCCGTTCGCTCGCATCGAAGGAGCCCAGATTCAACGGGGTGGAATCGGAACGTACTCCTGCTGCGTATATCTGGATTCTGTGGCTTTCGTCGGAGGCGGACGCAACGAGGCGCCATCGGTATGGCTGGCGTCCGGAGCCAACACCGTCAAAATCGCTACACGGGAGATTGACCAGATTCTGGCAACTTACTCTGAAGCTGCTCTGGCTTCGACTATCTGTGAAACACGTCTGTACAACGGACTTAACCACCTCTACATCCACCTTCCGGACCACACGCTAGTCTACGACGGCGCGATCTCGCAGGTCGCCGGCCAAGCCATCTGGTTCACGCTGGCTGACGGTCTCTACGGCAACAGCAGCTACCGCGCACGCAACTTTGTGTACGCTTACGACAAGTGGATTTGCGGGGACACCTCAGCACCCAATCTCGGCTACGCGGTTCAAGACATCTCCTCGCTCTGGGGCGAGCGCGTTGGCTGGCAGTTCGAGACGCAAATCTTCTACAACGAAGGCAAGGGCGCCATCTTCCACGAACTGGAGCTCGTTGCCCTGCCTGGGCGCGTGGCCATTGGCATAAACCCGACCATCTTCGCGAGTTACTCGACTGATGGCGTCACCTACTCACAACAGCGTGGCATTCTCGCTGGTAAGACTGGAGACCGCAACAAGCGCCTGACGTGGATGCGCAACGGTCGCATGGGAGACTGGAGAACGTATCGCTTTCGCGGGACAAGCGACGCGCACTTGTCAATGGCCCGTTTGGAGGCGCGGCTTGAGCCGCTTGTGTGGTAAATGGCCAACTCCATCAAGCCCAACCGGAATGACCTTGCCAAGTTCCTGCCCGACCAGCGTCTCATCCGCGCCTTCGAGCAACTCTTCGAGTACGTTCCAGCCAGCATCGACGCCAACACCATTGACTCGTATAACTCTCAGACGTCTGCACAGCAGGCGCTTGACACGGTTGAAGCCCTTCGCAGCGTCATCGAGCTCGCTTCTACAGCGCCTGCTGCTCAGGCTAACCAGATTGCTGAACTAGCCCAGCAGGTAGCCCTGCTTTCACAAGCTCCACCGGTAGAGCAGAAGAAGAACCCGAGGTACGGCACTTTCTACGACACCACAACGCAGAATGCAGCGGCCATAAACACGGCATACGCCGTAACGTTCAACTCGACTGACCTCAGCTTCGGCGTGAGCATTGGGACGCCTGCAAGCCGCATCTACGTTGATTCTGAAGGGGTGTACAACTTCCAGTTCTCGCTGCAACTGGACAAGACTGCTGGGGGCGTTGGCTTGTTCTACCTGTGGGCGCGAATCAACGGCGTTGACCAAGCCAACTCGGCCACCCAGATACGAATCCAAGGCAACAACGCAGAAAGTGTTGCAGCATGGAACTTCGTGTATAAGATGGCTGCGGGAGATTATTTTGAGCTCATGTGGTCCGTGGACACCGTGGACATCGAGATCAAAGCCTTTACCGCAGCCCCACCGGTGCCTGACATTCCGTCGGTCATTTTAAGCGTC